ATACTCCAAGGATGATTGCATCTAAAGTAAATGAAGATTTGAAATTGACTAATGTCGTAGGTAATAAGTCAATGCAGATGAGTCTTGCATTGAATACTACGGATTCTCGTTTAAGTCCTGTCATTGACTCTCAAAGAGTAAATGCAATTGTGACTTCCAACAGGATTAATAATATTATTACAAATTATGCAACTGATTCTAGAGTCAATTCTATTGATTCAGACCCTACAGCATGTCAATACATATCAAAAGAGATTGTTCTTGAAAATTCTGCATCATCAATTAAAATTATATTATCTGCACATATTGGTGATGATGCTGATATTAGAGCGTTCTATTCTTTAAATAATAAAATTGGTCTTGATCCAGTATTCACTCCATTCCCCGGATATTCAAACTTGAACTCTAGAGGGCAAGTTATTGCTTCGGAAAACAATAATGGAGAATCTGATTCCTTTATTACAAAATCAATTGCTCGCTCATTTGATAGTGAAAAACTTGATTACAGAGAATATACATTTACTGCTGATCAACTTCCGGCATTTAGAACATATAGAGTGAAAATTTCATTGGCATCTAATAGTCAGTCTTTTGTTCCTAGGATTAAAGATCTTAGGGTAATTGCTTTAGCATGATGGATTTTTATGGATTAGATGGGCATAAGGATCTTGCAAGAGATCCTTCTACAAATGCGGTGATAAATGTAAATAGTCTTGAATATCAACAGTATCTTTCAAGACGTGAAGTAAAATCTGAAAAGAATGATAAGATACAAAACATTGAAGAAGATTTTGCTAATATGAAGAGTGAACTAAAAGAAATTAAATCTCTACTAAAGGAGTTATTAAATGGATCCTGATACAATAGAACTAAGCAATTTGTCAAAACAATTTGCATATACTAAGTTAGCATCACAAATAGATAGTTGTGATGATCGTGATGAATTAAAAAATATTGCAAAATCTTTTTGCAAACTTTATTATAAACAACAAGAAACCATGAAGTTAATCGGAATAGTAGATGGCAACTAAAAACATTACTTTTGATCCAGACTCAGGAGTTCCTTATGGTTTAAATTTGACCATCTATGGGGGTTCTGATTTTACTGCAAATATAAATGTTTTAGACACTTCAAATGCGGCATTTAATTTCACAGATTATACTGGATCAGCAGCTATTTCAAAAAGTGTTGCAGTTGGAGCAACACTTGGAGTTACTACATCATTTACAGTAGGATTTACTAGTGCTTATGATGGTAAAATTGCACTGTCTCTTGGAAGAACTGACACCAGAAGTTTAGTTGAAGGAAGATATATGTACGATGTTTTAGTAAGTTCTGGGAGCACAGTATACAGTTTAGTTAATGGGAATGTATATGTGTATAATCCAGTATCTTCAGCACCCTAAATACAGTTAGGAAACTTGTGAATATATGGCACAACCAGCAAGTAGATCAGATCTAATCAATTATTGTAAAAGGCAACTGGGTGCACCAGTCCTTGAAATTAATATTGCTGATGAGCAAGTAGATGATCTTGTTGATGATGCTCTACAATATTTTCATGAAAGACATTTTGATGGAGTAATACAGACATATTTAAAATATAAGATAACTCAAGAGGATATTGATAGAGGAAGAGGAACAAATTCAGTAGGAATTGTAACGACAACAGCAGATACAACTATTGTTGGAACAGCAACAACATTTAGTTACACAGAAAACAGTAACTACATTCAAGTTCCACCTTCAGTAATTGGAATTAATAAAATTTTTAGATTTGATAACAGCACCATATCTGGTGGAATGTTTAGTTTAAAGTATCAATTATTCTTGAATGATTTATATTTCTTCAATTCTATGGAGATGTTGTCATATGCAATGACAAAAACATATCTTTCTGACATTGATTTTCTTTTAAATACAGAAAAACAGATAAGATTTAATCAGAGACAAGATAGATTATATTTGGACGTTGATTGGGGCAATGTTCAAAAAGATGAATATATTGTACTTGATTGTTGGAGACTTTTGGATCCCAATGATTTTACAAGAGTTTACAATGATTCATTTTTGAAAAAATACCTAACTGCATTGATGAAAAGGCAGTGGGGCCAGAACTTAATTAAATTCCAAGGAGTAAAACTTCCTGGGGGAATTGAATTAAATGGAAGACAAATATATGATGATGCTGAGAAAGATTTGGAAATAATTAGAGAGCAGATGTCAAATACATATGAACTTCCACCTCTTGATATGATAGGTTGACGTTATGGTATTAAATCCATTTTTTACTCAAGGAACATCATCTGAGCAAAATCTTGTTCAGGATTTAATAAATGAGCAACTAAGAACTTATGGAGTAGATATTTTTTATCTACCCAGAAAATACTTATCAGAAAATTCTGTTATTAGAGAAGTAGTTCAGTCAAAGTTTGATATAGCACTTCCTCTTGAAGCATATATTGATAATTATGATCAGTATTCTGGAGCAGGAAATTTACTATCAAAATTTGGTATTGAATCTAAAGATGAAGTCAGACTTATAATTTCAAGAGAAAGATTTGAGAACTATATAACTCCATTAATTCAAGATCAGGCAAATATAAAGTTATCAACGAGACCCAAGTCTGGAGATCTTATTTGGTTTCCACTTGATGATAGAATTTATGAAATTAAAGATGTTGAATATGCAAAACCATATTATCAACTACAAGATCTTTATGTGTATGAATTATATTGCGAACTCTTCCAGTTGGAGGATGAAGTTATTGCAACTGGAATTGAAGAAGTTGATAATAATTTAATTGGCGAAGATTATGATGGACAAACAGATGATGGTATTAATACAATTCAAGGACCCACACAAACACTTACTTTGGTTGGTTCTGGAGTAACTGCTACAGCAACTGCTGCTATCTTCGATGGTGGTGTTAGATTGTTCACCATATCTAATAGGGGTGGTGGGTACAGTAGCGTCCCTACAGTGGGCGTCACGTCCGCTCCAGCGGGTGGTACAACAGCAATTGGTATTGCCACCATGATTGGTGGTATTAACGTCTGTAACCTCAATGCAAATCCAAGATTGCAATCAGTTCAGGCAGTTAATATTGCCAATTCTGGTGCAGGATATACTGTAGCACCTGGAGTAAGATTTTCTGGTGGAGGAGATGGAGTTGGAGCAGCTGCTACAACCACAATTGGAGATGGTGTTGTAGGTATCGTAACAGTAACAGCAGGTGGTTCTGGATATGTTTATAATCCAGCAATTAATTTTACAAATGAAGTATTTTTAACAGGAGTCACTACAGTTTCTGCTGCTGCAACTGCCATAGTTAGTGCTGCTGGAACTATAACTAACATCTATATTACAAATGCTGGTCTTGGATATTCTGTAGCACCAACTATTGTTATTGGTGGTGCTGAGAGTAATGGTTCTGGTACATTTGCGTTTAATGAAATTATCACTGGTTCTTCTAGTGGAACTACAGCAAGAGTTAGAACATGGGATGCATCAACTAATACACTTATAGTTGGAACAGTTGCAGGAGAGTTTACTAGAGGGGAAACTTTAGTAGGTGCAACTTCTGGAGCATCATATGAATTACGTATTATCGATGCACAACCAGTTGATGATGGATTTGCTGACAATATTAATATTGAGACAGAAGCAGACAAGATACTTGACTTTAGTGAGCAGAACCCATTCGGGATGCCCTAAATATAGATATCTTAAGATAAAGATATTGTAGGTTTTAACATGTTTGAATATTTTTACAACGAAATATTGAGGAGGACCATTATATCTTTTGGCACACTCTTTAACAATATTAGCATTAAGCATGAAGACTCTTCAGATAACGTTGTAAGCGTTGTAAAAGTTCCTTTGGCATATGGACCTACCCAGAAGTTTTTGGCAAGGATGGAGCAGTCTCCAGACCTCAATAAGCCCTTTGCAATTACTCTGCCAAGGATGTCATTTGAGTTTACTGGATTAACTTACGATCCATCAAGAAAGGTATCTACAACTCAGACATTTACTGTCAAGGATCCAAATGATGGGACTGAGACTAAGAAATCATATATGCCAGTTCCATATAACATGCAGTTTGAACTGTCTGTTATGACAAAGTTAAATGATGATGCTCTACAAATTGTAGAGCAAATTTTACCATATTTTCAACCAGCATATAATTTATCCGTAGAGTTGGTTGAATCAATTAAAGAGAAAAGAGATATTCCAGTCGTCTTGGAAAATATTACTATGCAAGACGATTATGAGGGGGATTTTACATCTAGAAGAGTCCTTCTCTATACATTTAGATTTACTGCAAAAACATATCTATTTGGTCCAGCATCCACTGCAACCAAAGATATCATCAAAAAGGCTACTGTCAGTTATCTTACTGGAACGGACACTTCAAATACAACAAGACTGGTTTCATACTCTTCAACTCCAAGAGCAATCAAAAATTACACTGGAACGGCGGCGACTACTCTTACTGCGGACATAACCATATCTGTGAAAACATTTGAGGTTGCGGATGGTTCTACTTTGACTAAAGGAACTTATATTGATATTGATGGAGAGGAGATGTTCATCAAATCAATTAGCGAAAACAAAATTACCGTCAATCGTGGTCAGGATGGAAGCACCGCTACAACTCATTTAGGTGGAGCAGATATTCATAAGATTGATACTGCAGATGATGCCCTTATTGAAACTGGTGACGATTTTGGATTTAGTGGTGGTATTTGATGACATCTATGACAAAAAAATTTGACGGATTAAACGAAACTTTTAATACTGATGATGATATTCTTCAACCGGAAGTTATAGAAAAAAAAGTTGAAAAAATTAAAAATACTGTTGACGACATTAAAAAAGATTATGATTATACAAGAGGTAATTTATATTCAATTATAGAAAAGGGACAGGAGGCAATTAATGGCATTCTTGAACTTGCACAAGAAAGTGAAATGCCTAGAGCATATGAAGTTGCTGGTCAATTAATTAAAAACGTGGCTGATGCTACTGATAAATTGATGGATCTTCAGAAAAAACTAAAAGATGTAGAAGAAGAAAAAACTTCCAAAGGTCCAACAAATGTTACAAATGCACTATTTGTCGGTTCTACCGCAGATTTGCAAAAAATGTTGAAGGAAGTATCTAAAGAAAAATAAATTTATGAATATTTGTGTTAATATTTCCAATATAATTGCGATATAAATGATAAGAAAATTTAATATTAATATACTTATAAAAACTATGTATCCGTTTATACCGCATATATGGGTATATACATTCATATTAAAACTTAAAGGGCAATAAATAGTTCGATAAAATAGATATAAATTTGCCTTCAATGGATAATTTAGGTGATTTCTTCGATTTGATTGGAGAAGAAAAAAAGAAGAAGGAAGAGAAAAAGAAAAAGGAAGAGAAAGAAAAGAAACAATCTATATCTGAAGATAATAAAGAAATTAATCCTAGCGCAAATCTAGGAGAATTTTTTTCGCTTATAGGTAAAGCTAAACAAGAAAAGGAAGATGAGTTTCGTTTTCTCGTCGGAGACGTTGATTCGGATATTGATTCACTATTTTCAGAAGTAAAAAAATCTGTAAAAGAAGATACTGTAAAAAAGAAAAAAATTAAAGAGAATGAAAAGAAACAAATAAAAGCACTTGAATCTTGGTTATATTCAGATTCAAATTCAGAAGAAGAAATAGTAGATATAGAAGAAAATAAAAATACTATTCATGAAGAAGAATTAATAAATTCAAACCAATCGGAGGAAGATAATAATTCTGAATTAGAAGAACCTGTTGAAATCGAAGAAGAGGACCAAGAAGAATCTGAAGAAGTTGAAGATAATTATATTGATGAAGCATTAAAAGTATTAGAAACAATCAAGACAAAGGAGGAAGTACAAGAACAAACTGGTGATCCAGAAATCATCAAAATTCGTAGAGAACTCGAATATCTTAAAAACCTTGTCAATATGCAAGGCGGTGGTGGTGAAGTTCGTCTCGAATTTCTTGATGATGTAGATAGAGATACTGCTCTATCTGATGGTAAGTTTTTAAAATATAATGCATCGACGAAAAAATTTGTAGGTGCAGATGCAGGTGGTGTAGGTGGGGGTGGAGTTGGTTTATCCACAACTGGAATTTCTACTGCTTTTGGTCTTCACATCGATCCTATTGGTTCTGGTACTACATTTACTGAAGATTTAGTTGTTATTGGTGAAGCAAGAGTTACTGGTATCTTATCTATTGGTACTTCATCTATCGTATTGGATCCATCAGATAATTCTATTGGATTTGACGATGTAAAAATACGAAGAGATCATTCAACAGGTGATGTTAGGTTTATAGGTGATGATGGAAATCTAAAAAAAATTATTGCCAGTGAAGTAGCAATTGGATCTGGATTAGAATCTATTGTCATAAAAAACAAATCCGGTCAAGTAAAATTTATGAATGGAAACGGAGGTGATGATGAAATCTCCGTTGGCATCGGAACCACAAGTTCAGTGGAAACCACTGGTATTATTACAGCATCACAGTTTTTTGTAGGTTCAACAGAAGTGATAAATATATCAGGAGAATTTGTAGGAAACAATTTTGGACCAAATGTTGACGGTGGAGTTCCTAGTTCGGTTTATGGTGGACTCACTGTGATTGATGGCGGAGGAGTATAAAAATGGCACAGGTAATCCAATTAAGAAGAGGTTCCACTTCTGAATGGAGCACTGCAGACCCGGTTCTAGCTCAAGGTGAAATTGGGGTTGATATTAATGTAAATAGATTTAAAATTGGAACTGGACTTACTAGTTGGAATTATTTAGATTATAGTGCAGCATTTGATATTATTATTCAATCATCAAATGAGAAACTAGTATTTCCGACTTTTGCATCCGCAACGGGAATATCTTCTGTAGGAATTGCGACTGAGGGTATTGTTTATGCTCCAAATAGTGGAAATTTGGGTATAGGAACCACAAATCCATCATCAAGACTTACAATCTCAGGGGATGTTAATGTAACTGGTATTATAACTGCTAACGATTTTAACTCTGCTTCTGATATTAAATTAAAAGATAATGTAAAAACAATTGCAGATCCCATTAATAAAATAATTAAAATTGATGGAGTATCATTTGATTGGAAAAATAATAGCAAACCATCAATGGGGGTTATTGCACAGAATATTGAAAAAGTTCTTCCAGAATTAGTAACCGATGGGGATACTAAAACGGTTAACTATAACGGAATTACGGGATTGTTAATTGAGTGTATAAAATCACAACAAAAACAAATTGATGATCTAAATCAAAGAATAGATAATTTGTCTAAATAAAGATGTATTACCCAGTGGAAACACGAAGACGGTAGGTAGATGGCAATTAAAATTTCAAATTCCACTATCATTGATGATAGTAGGAATGTTGTAAATGCTGGTATTGTAACTGCACAGGAATATTTTGGAGATGCATCAAATCTCTCCAAAACTGCTCCTTTAGTAAAGAGTGTTTTATATGTCGCAAAGAACGGAAACGATACAAATCCAGGAACAAGACTTTCAGAACCGAAAGCAACAATTAAGTCAGCAGTTGCAGCAGCAACAACATCAGGAACAACAGCAGGAACTGTTATTAAAGTTAGTGCTGGGACTTATCTAGAAGATAATCCAATTAAACTGCCACCTCAAATCAGTATAGACGGAGATAGTCTAAGAGAGGTATCAGTAGTACCACAGAATGCGGATAAAGATTTATTTTTAGTATCTCCTGGAAATTATATTGGAGATATATCCTTCACAGGAACTATGAATTCTGGTCAAGCTATTATTGCATTTGATCCAGAAGCACCTAGATATTCAGCACAATCACCATATATTCGTAACTGTACTAATTTTGTTACGAATAGTATTGGAATGCGTGTTGATGGTAATGCAGTCATAGGACCATTTAAAAGTATGGTTGTAGACTCATATACTCAATACAATTCAAATGGTATTGGTGTTTCTATTACTAATGAAGGATATGCCCAGTTAGTTTCCATTTTCACTATCAATCCAGATATTTCAATTTTTACTGGAAGTGGTGGTCAGTGTGATTTAACTAACTCTAACTCATCATTTGGTAACTTTGGTCTAATTTCCGATGGTGTTGGACCAATTCAATATGTAGGTATTATAACAACATCCGCAAATGCAAATAATTCAGTATTTGAACTAAATCTTACAAGTCCAGTTCTTAGTGTAAAATCTGCTGAGTATGATAGCACTAGTGGACTATTAACAACCACTACTTATACTCCACATGACTTAAATGTTGGGATGAGTGTAACTTTATCAAATTATGGATTTACTTGTCCTGGAAGTTCTTATGCTCATCAGTTCAAGAGTGCCGATATTATGCCTATAACTGTTGTTGGAGTTGGACGTTATAATCCCACAAATGCAACATATGATGATAGTAATGGAGAATTAGTATTAACCATAGCAAATCATGGATTAACTGCTGCAACATCTCATACTATTTCTGGAGGAACGTATAATCCATCAACGGGAATATTAAATTCAACAGTTAGTGATCATGGATTTACCGGATTTACCGCTCATACTGCAGAGTCGGGAACTTTATATGACCCAGTATCTGGAATTGCCACAATTACGGTCAGTAATCATGGTTTTTCTATTGGTGAAAGGATTAAATTAGATGATGGATCTTTGACTTTTACATGTGATAAAGATGATCATGCAACTAATCACCCATACCCAAGATCATCAGATCCATATAGTAACAAGTATACATCTATTCTGAGCACGACTACAAATACTTTTAATATTAATGTTGGAACATCGTCAAATATTGGAATTCATACATTTGTTTCCGGGACTGCAGGAGGAATTAAGAAAGCAAATGACCATGTAAAAATTCTTGATGGATCATTGACATTTACATGTGCTAAAGATGATAATGCTACCCAACATGCATATCCAAGAATTTCTGATCCAATTTCAAATAAGTGGGTAGCAATAGGATCAACAACAGAAAATACTTTTGAATTGGATGTTGGAGTATCAAGAGATACTTCTACGCATAGTTTTGTATCCGCAACAAGTAATGGTCTTTTAAAGGCAAATAGTCTTATTGGAATTTCTACAAATGGAATAACATTCTCTTGCTCAAAAGATAATTACGCAACAGATCATTCATATCCAAGACCAACAGATCCTGCTGCAGGAGAAGTTCTTGGTATAGAAGAAAGAACTGATAATATTTTTAAGGTAAATGTTGGAGTCTCAACTAGAGATATTTTCCCTTCAGGAGTTAATGGTAGTATATTTACAATAAATGAGGTTGTTGATCTTAATACATTTACCACATATGTTGGACCAAATAATAGAACACATAATTATGTTTCTGGCGGAAATGCACAACAAAATTTTATAAGACCTTTTGATGGTCAAGTTGTTTATATTGATAATGATTATAAGAGTGTTAAAAAAATAACTATAACTAGTGGAGGTTCTGGGTACACAAGACCACCAACAATTACTATAGGTGCTCCATCAGAACCTTGGGGAATACCGGCAACAGCTGTAGCACAACTTACTAATGGTATAGTCACATCTATTGATATTGTATCAAATGGTAGAGGATATACATCCACTCCATCCGTATCGGTGAGTGCTCCAGAATCTGGAACTAGTGCATCAGTTTCATTAGAAATTGGAACTGACTTTTTTGTCGTACAAAGTGCTACTGAGATATCAAGCGGAATTACTACAGTTACATTTACTGAAAATATTCCATTTGCTGTTGGTGTAGGTACAACAGTTCCCTTCTTTAAACAAAGTAGGATCTTAGCATCTTCTCATTCATTTGAATATATTGGTTCTGGAGTTGATCTAATCAAATCAATACCTGCTAGAGGTGGAGTTGCAATTCCAGAAAATGAAATTGCTGATAGAAATGGTGGACTAACTATTTTCACTAGCACGGACCAAGCAGGAAACTTTAAAATTGGTGATGGTGTTGTCATCAACCAACAAACAGGAACAGTTTCTGGTGACTCCTATACTAGGAGTTTATTTTCAACACTGACACCATTTATTCTAGCATTAGGAGGAGAATAAGAAATGGCATTAGCACTTAATGTATTCCAGACCATAACTAAAGTAGCAGGAACTGACCCTGTTGGAATTTATACTGCACCTGTTGGATATACTGGTGTAGTTCTCCTTGCTCAATGTGCAAACGTTGGCGGTGATTCACATACAATATCATTTTCACATCAAAGAGGTAATGTTGGGTCAGCTGTAACAACTGAGATTTTGAAAGATTTTGCTATTCCTGGAAATGATACAGCAAATCTTCTTCCAGGCAAGTTGGTCCTTGAGAGTGGTGATGCTCTCATACTTTCGGGAAATAATGGAACCAATTTAAAATTTATCGGTAGCGTACTAGAGACTCTTAACTAAAATGGCAAAGTTCGTAAGTGGTAGACAACCAAAACTTAAGTTAGGTGTAAAATCTTACACTGAGAATAGTACTGTACTTGAAGTAACAGGTAATATTGGTATTGGTACGACAAATGCCACTTCGGATTTATATATTGTTGGCGATCAAAAAGTAACTGGAATTATAACTGCTGGATCTATATCTGTTACTACTGCTAATTTTAGTGGTAATATAGATGTTGATGGTCATACTGAACTTGACAACTTAAATGTATCTGGTGTATCAACCTTTGGCGGTGCTGCAGACTTTAATGGTAGTGTTGATATTGATGGACACACTGAACTTGATAATGTAAATGTATCTGGTTTTTCTACATTTACTAATGCTGCTGACTTTAATGGCGATATAGATGTTGATGGGCACACCGAATTAGATGATGTTAATATTTCCGGAGTTGCTACTGCTACAGCAATTCATTTAGGTGCTGAAGGTTCTGCTATTCGTGTTACCAGTAATACAATTTCTGGTCCAGCAATACTAACACTAGATCCTGCGGGAGTAGGTGATAACACAGGTAAGGTTGTAATTGCTGGTGATTTACAAGTTGATGGAACACAGACTGTAGTCAACTCAACTACAATGTCGGTTGATGATAAAAATTTAGAACTTGGAACTGGTGCTGCTAATGATGCGGCCGCGGATGGTGGTGGTATTACTGTTGTATCTGGAGAAGGTAATAAGACATTTCAATTTGAGGCAACTGGAGATAATTTAGGTTCTTCAGAAAATTTAAACATTGCTTCTGGTAAAGACTATAAAGTTAATAATGAAAGTGTTTTAAATTCAACTACACTTGGAACGAATGTAGTTAATTCATCTCTTACAAATCTTGGTACTCTTACAGAATTAGATGTAAATGGTCATACAGAACTTGATAACTTAAATGTATCTGGTTTTTCTACATTTACTAATGCTGCCGATTTTAATGGTGATATAGATGTAGATGGGCACACCGATTTAGATAATTTAAATGTATCTGGTTTTTCCACATTTGTAGGATTTTCTACATTTAACTCAAATGTATTCATTGCCGGGATTTCTTCAGTTGGTGCTGCAATTACAATGTATCCATCAACGGGTATTGTAAGTGCTACTACTTTTCATGGAGACCTAGTAGGAACTGCACTTACTACAACAAATATACCCGATCTTGAGGGTGATGTATCATCAGTAAACAAGGTAACCACATTAGCAACAGTCAATAGTAATACTGGAACATTTGGAT